GAGCCAGCCCATGTTTCAGAAGGCCTGCATGGAGCAACTTAACTTCATGCCCCGCTCCGTGGCAAAGCAACAGTGGGAAGGCAGGATCAGCGCCCTGCTTACAGAAATGCGCGAAAACGAAAGCGCCATCATGGAAGTCGCCGTGGATGCAAGTATCAGCGGGCAGTTCTACGATTACCTAGAAGAGTTTTGCCGCTTCCTACAGCAAGCGCAGGACAAAGAGGAAATCTTGCTTCGCCGCCCTTGGACCGACGAGGACGCTATGGTTACTTACTTCCGCCTCAAGGACTTTGAGAACTTTCTAAAGAAGAACAAATTCTTTGAGTATAAGTCGCACCGCATTGCTCAACGTCTGCGGGACATCAACGGCGACAGCACTGTACTCAAGATCAAAGGTCGAGCCGTCCGCGTCTGGCAAATACCTGCCTACAGTGTAGGAGACATGGACATATCCACACCGGACTTTGCGCCAAAACATGGGAGCCCGTTTTGAGTAAGAACGTTTTTAAAGAAATGCGTAACGCCGAAATCGTTCACATGATCGATCAAAGGCACATGACAAAAACAGCGGTGGCTAAGTGGTTCAACATTAGCAAGCAGCGCGTTTGGCAGATTTACCAAAGGGAGAAAGAGAATGTTCAGGATATTCGGCCCACCGGGGACGGGGAAGACAACTCGACTTCTTAATATGGTCGATGACGCTCTCCAGAAGGGTGTCGAACCTCGCAGCATTGCTTTCTTAGCCTTTACACGCAAAGCGGCAAATGAGGCCAAAGAACGCGCGTCTAAACGCTTTAACCTAGACCCAAAGAAAGACCTATTCTACTTCAGAACCCTGCACAGTCTGGCGCTGACCTGTTCCGACATTCGGACCGAGCAAGTCATGCAAGACGAAAACTACAGAGAACTTTCTGAAAAGATGGGCGTGGAGCTTCAGATCACCCGTTCAAACAGCTTTGACGACGATCTTCCCGATATAACAAAAGCCACAGACCCCATCTTAGGCATGATAAACCTTGCCAGAATGCGTAAAGTGGCTCTCCGTGACCAGTACAATTCTATGGATAGCCCGATTGAGTGGAACATCATCAAGTATGTGGACGAATGCTTGCGCAGCTACAAAGAAAACCTAGAGATGTACGACTTCACAGACATGCTCGAAAGCTTTCCGGAAGAGGGTTTCCGCTCGTGCCCCGCGTTTAAACTCTGCTTTGTAGATGAGGCGCAAGACCTCTCACCTATTCAGTGGGACATTGCTCATATTTTAGATGAAAAATCGGACCGCATGTATTGCGCTGGGGACGATGACCAAGCTATCTATAGGTGGGCTGGGGCAGACGTAGATCACTTCATTAACCTCGACGGTGGGTCAGAGACCCTGTCTCAGTCCTACCGCATACCGCTAGAGGTGCACCGCCTCGCAGAACGGGTCGTGGGACGCATAGATAAAAGGTTCCTAAAAGATTATGAACCCCGAGTGGATAGCCTCGGATCAGTGCGACGCATCTTTAGTATCGAAGAGATGGACATGTCAGAAGGATCGTGGCTCGTGCTTGCTCAAGCCGGATACCAACTACAGCCCGTAGCTACCGAACTAAAATCCAGCGGATACCTGTACGAATACCGCGGCCATCGGTCCATATCAGAAAAGCTAAGTGACGCCGTGAACGGTTGGGAGCAACTGCGTAAAGGTAGAGATATACCCGGCGCAACCGCTAGAAAAATCTATGCCTACATGTCAGTCGGGGATCGTATCGCCCGAGGGTTTAAAAAACTGCCCGGGCTGGAAGACCAAGACTTGGTTAACATGCAAGCCTTGACCGTTAACCATGGCTTATTGGCAGACCCCAACATGATCTGGTCAGAGGCAATGAACAAAATACCAGACGGGGACAGGGCATATGTAACCGCGCTTCTGCGTCGGGGGGAAAAGTTTAATGGTGAACCCAGAATAACGGTCTCTACCATCCACGGGGCAAAAGGTGGGGAAGCGGATAACGTCGTATTGTTTACCGATTTATCACCCGCAGCCGAGCAACAGATGAATGTTAACTCTGATGACATGCACCGCGTATTCTACGTCGGTGTAACTAGAACCAAAGAGAATTTATTCATCGTCGAACCACAGGACTTCACAAGGAGCTATAACCTATGAACCAACAGGAACGTTTTGAATTTATAGAGGCCGAGATTGACCGAGCCTTTGTTCACGCTGATGACGAATGGAAACAAGAGTATTATCAGAACGCCGCAAAATATCTTGCTGAACACAAGATTGTCGAAGGTGGCAAGATTTGTGCGTTTTGTAGGTCACAAGGAATGGCCGATCCGCACCACCACAACGTTTGGGGAGCGATGATGGCATCTTTAAAAAAACTCGGGTGGGTTGAGAAGATAGGGATGGTTCGCCCAACTACAAAGCACTCTCATATTAACGAAGTATGCCAGTGGGAAAGCAAACTTTTTAAAGGAGATAAGACATGACACAAGACAGAAAAAAGCCCGATTGCTGGGAGTGCGGAACGGAACTGAAGTGGACTGCCGTGAACGAATGCGATGTTGAAAGCTACTCCGTAGGAATAGCCGCCGACGAAAACGGCGATGACATAGATTTTATGCACGAGAAATACGATCAGGTTACCTTCTTCAGGTGTCCGAAATGCCAATCCAACACGTTAGTATATAGATCGAGAGAAGAATTATGAAGCGAGACGAAGTCTTAGACAAAGCAAAAGAACTTATCAACGGTCAACGCGCCACAGATTACGGGGATGCCTACAACAATCATGCTCGAATTGCAGACGGGTGGAATATTATAATGAGCGGGGCCTTAAAAAGCCACGGTTATCTGACCCCGGCCCACGTTGCGTTGATGATGGATTGGGTTAAAACAAGCCGCCTGATAGAAACGATAGACCACGAGGATTCTTGGGTGGATAAAGCCGGATACACCGGGCTGGGGGCGGAATTTGTCGAACGAGACGCAGTACCAGTAGAAAAAATTATAAAGAGAATAGAAGATGAAGCTTAAAATGGCTACGCCGTCCCTGAATTCAGAGTGGGTTCCACCCGCAGAACTGCCCGATCTTACCGAGGCAAAGACAATTGCTATCGATGTTGAGACCCGAGACCCAAATATCAAGAAAAACGGTCCCGGTTGGGCTGTGGGTGACGGTGAAGTTGTCGGATATGCAATAGCAACAGCCGACTGGGCGGGATATATCCCTACAAGACACCGAGGCGGCGGCAATTTGGACGAGAAAATCGTCAACAAATGGCTAAAAAAGGTTTTTGAGTGCCCCGCGGACAAAGTTATGCACAACGCCCAGTATGATGTGGGCTGGATTAAGCGCATGGGCTTTGAAATTAACGGTCGGATCATCGACACGATGGTTGTCGCGTCACTTTTGGACGAAAATAAGTTTTCCTATGCACTAAACTCACTAGCTTTCGAATATCTGGGCCTCGCAAAGAACGAAAGCCTGCTCAGAGAGGCCGCAAAAGAGTTTGGGTTCGATCCAAAGGCCGATATGTGGAAAATGCCCGCCATGTATGTCGGACCATATGCCCAAACGGACGCCGAAGTGACCCTACAGCTATGGGATTATCTAAGAGTTGAGGTCGGAAAGCAAAATCTTTGGAATATTGTCAATCTGGAGTTGGATTTGCTCCCCTGCTTGGTCAATATGACATGGAGAGGTGTCCGCGTGGACATGGACAAGACCGAAAGAACACGCGACGCGATCCTCAAGCGCGAAAAGACAGTTTTAAAAGAAATAAGGAGCCTTGTTGGTAATGATGTGGAAATATGGGCGGCAAACTCTGTGGCGAAAGCCTTTGATAAGTTATCAATACCATATCCAAAGACAGAAAAAGGCGCTCCATCGTTTAAAAAACAGTTTTTGGCCGAACATCCGGAAAAATTACCTCAATTAATCGTTCAAGCCCGAAATCTTAACAAAACCAGCGGAACTTTTATAAATAACATCTTAAAATTCTGCCACAGCGATGGTCGAGTGCATTCGCACATCAATCAGATCAGAGGAGACGATGGCGGCACTGTCTCGGGCCGCTTTTCGATGAATAACCCCAACTTACAACAAATCCCGGCCCGCGATCCTGAGATCGGACCCCTTATCCGGTCGTTGTTCCTGCCAGAAGAGGGAGAACAATGGGCGTCAATAGATTACTCGCAG